CAGTGGAAATTCCAGAGTTCCAAGGCGGTATCCCAGGCATCCCAGAAGTGCATGAGAAACCAGAATTTAACGGCGGCATCCCTGGTATTCCAGAAGTACACGAAAAACCTGAGTTCGACGGTGGAGTAGTGCCACTTGATCCACCAGTTGTTGAAATCCCAGAGCTTATCATTGATATTCCAGAAGAACCAACTAAACCTACACCAGAAAAACCTAGCACACCGAAAGAGGTGCCAAGCAAGCCAGTAGAAGTGCCAAAAGAAAAAGTGGCACAACCTGCCACAGTATCTTATAACTTCGCACCAACAAGCAAAGAGACACCTAAAACGACCGTTTACGGTGGTGTTCTCCCTAACACTGGTGAAAAAGAAGGTATCGCTAGCACTTTAGGGCTGGTAGTAATTGCAGCAGGCATTACTGGACTAACTCTTGGATTTAAAAAACGCAACGAAAAATAATTAAATAATTAGAAGTGGTGGGAGGGTAGGCATTAAAACTATGGCAAAACTATATGAACTAACGGGAATCTTCCTAGAAATCGATGAAATGGATGTCGATGATGAAACAAAACTCGACACCTTGGATTCAATCGATTGGGAACATGATTTCTCAGAAAAAATCGAAAACTGTATCAAGGTTATCCGAAATAAGAGCGCGCGAGTTGAATCTTATAAAGCTGAAATCAAGCGGCTGCAAGATTTGAAATCATCGGAAGAAAAAGCAGTCGAGAGAATTAAAAGCAGTATCTCAGACGCTATGCGTTTAACTCAGCACGATAAGTTAGACACCACACTCTTCAAAGTCGGTTTCCGTAAATCTAAAGCGGTAGTAGTTGATGAAGATAAACTTCCTAAGAAATATCAAATCGTCAGCTACAAGCCGGACAAGAAAACGATTAAAGAGCTACTTAATAGTGGTGCAACCATCCGAGGTGCTCACATTGAAGAAAGGAGTAATTTAAGTATTCGATGAAAATTACTAAAGCGACAGAATTAAAAAATAACGATGCTTGTTATCTGATCTATGGCAATCCGGGATTTGGTAAGACTTCAGCAGTCAAACATATCCCTGGCAAAACACTGGTTATTAATATTGATAAATCAGCCAAAGTCTTAAGCGGTTGTAAGAATATTGATATCGCAGACGTTGACACTCATAAAATTTGGGATGAATGGCTAACAATCGTCAAGGAACTCTTAAAAGGTGCTGGGCAACCATACGACACTATTGTAGTCGATAATGTTTCAGAGTTATTCCGAGCATGCTTATCTAATCTAGGGCGTGAAGGAAACAACAACCGTGTGCCTTCACAAGCTGACTACCAACGTGTCGATTTCACTATCCTAGATAGCTTACGAGCTTTGTTGCAACTCAACAAACGAATCGTGTTTATTGCATGGGAAACCTCTGATCAGTGGACGGACGAAAACGGCATTATTTACAACCGTGCCATGCCAGATATTCGCTCAAAAATTTTGAATAACTTCCTTGGTCTAACCGATGTGGTGGCTCGACTTGTCAAGAAGACCACTGAAGATGGCGAGGAAGTGAGAGGGTTTATCTTACAGCCATCGGCGAGTGTTTACGCCAAAAATCGTCTCGATGAGCGAAAGGGGTGTAAGGTAGATGAGCTTTTTGCTACGGGATTACCAGAAGGAACTGATAACTGACATTATCGAATCTATGAAGCGAGGTAATCGCAAAATCATGGTTCAATCACCCCCTCGCAGTGGCAAAACAGTAGTGATGGCTTATATCGCTAAAAACGCCACTGATAAAAATAAAAAAGTCTTGTTCTTTAGTCATCGCAAAGAAATCAACGAACAAGTATTAGAAACGTTTAGCCGTGGAGGTGTTGACCTCAAAAATGTCACCATTGGAACAGTTGGAAGTCTGGTCAGAAAACTGGACAAACTTCCTAAATTCGATGTGATACTGGTTGATGAAGCTCACCACATCAAAGCTAAACAATATCAGACCATCTTAAAACACTTTAAAGACGCTACACAATTATTTTTCACTGGTACACCAATTCGATTAGATGGAGCGGGTTTCCACGATTTAGCTGATGATTTAGTGAAAGGCAAATCAGTTAAATGGCTTCAAGAAAACGGAAATATTTCAGAGTTTAGTTACTATTCAATTAATCTACTGGACATTGACAAACTAAGAACTCGTTCTGGTGAATATACAAATCAATCTATAGATAGTGCGTTTGAATCGTCACAACAACAATACGGAGACTATATCGACCATTACAAGCGTTTAGCAGAGGGGAAACAAGCCATCGTATATGTTCACAATGTAGAATACGCTGAACGAGTAGCAAAACGATTTAACGAGAATGGCTATAGTGCTGCTATAGTTTCTGGTAAAACGCCTAAAAAAGAACGTGCTGAAGCTATGGAACGTTTTAGAAATGGCGAGCTAATGATTATGGTAAACGTCAACTTATTCACTGAAGGCATTGATCTTCCTGGGGTTGATGTATGCATTATGCTACGACCTACTAAGTCGTTATCCTTGTATCTACAATTTGCCATGAGGGCGTTAAATCCCAGAGAAGGAAAAAGAGCTATCTTGATTGACCACGTTGGAAATTACAATACCCACGGACTTCCTAACGATGATAGAGAGTGGTCGTTAGATGGCGTGAAGTCCAGTAAAAACAACAGTGAAAAATCAACCGTTACTTGCGAGGATTGTTTTGCAACTTTTTGGCGAGATCAATTAATTGATGGGAACTGTCCTTATTGTGGGGCAGAGGTTATTAAGAAAAAAGAAATCAGAGATATCGAGCAAGAAAGTGTTGACATCGAGTTACAAGAAATTAACCAAGGGATGGAATTTGTTTCCATCCGTGGTGAAATGGTAGAGGTAAGCAAAGAAGAAGCAGAAATCTATCGTAGAGTTAAAACTTATAAACGAAACTACACACGTTGTAAAAATTTAGCGGAGCTTAAAGCGTTTCGCCTACTCAACGGCTACCAACCAGGCTGGTTGTGGCACAAACAAAATGAATTAAAGATTTGGAGATAAAAAACATGGGAATTTTTTCAGTAAATTATGAAGCAGCAGAACAATTCGCAGCAATCGAAAACGGAACTTATGAAGTCTATGTATCACAAGCTGAACAATCAGCAACGCAAAGCGGAACTGATTTCTTGGATATTCGTCTTAAAATCCGTGATGATTATCAACAAAAATTCCGTAACAATCTGATTTTTGACAAGGTCTATGTCAATAAAAGCACTTTGCAATATCCAGAGTGGGTACTTCAAATGTATTGTAAGGCTGCTAAAATTCCAGAAAAAACCGACATTCAAACAATCGAACAATTCCTAGATCTTATCAAAGGTAAGTCTATGAAAGTTACGGTTGAAAACGAAACTTCAGAATGGAATGGCAAGGTTTACGAAAACTTGCGTGTTAAAAAACGTGAACAATCAGAGTTGCCACCTTATTCTGCGAAAACAGAAAAGGCACCCGAAGTATCAGACCTAGATTTGCCGTTCTAAAGCTATGGTAGGGATGGTAGATTATGCCCTTCATTATCAAAAGCTAGGTTTTTCGGTCATCCCAATAGACAAAACGAGTAAACGTGCGGTCACTAAATTTAAAGATAAAACGTTTAGTGAAGACGAAGTGAAACGTTTGTGGCACGAACACCCAGACGCTAACATTGCACTACGGACGACTGACTTCTTTGTTATCGATATCGATGTTTCGGAAAGCGAGGATGGTTACCAGTCTTTAGAAGATTGGGAGCTATCTAAGTACATTCCTAAAACATTAACGGCTAATACGCCTTCTGGTGGGAAACATATTTTCTTAAAGAAACCAAAAGGCGTAAACATTAGCCAAGATATTCGAGTTAAACCTGGTATTGATATTAAGGCAAACAACAATAATTACATTTTGGTGGCACCAAGCAATGACCCGAAAGGGAAATATACTTGGAACAAAGATACCGACACAATAGCTGAAGCTCCTAAAGAAATCGTAGATATTCTGAAATCGGAGCAAGAATACAAACCTTTGAGTTTTTCAACAAACTACAAAAAAGGTGAGTTTTCAAACAAAACCGCTAAATTATTCGAGCAGATTGTTTTTGGTCTTGGTGATAAGGGTGGTCGAAACAATGCCCTGGCTAGTTTTGTCGGCGGTTTGCTAATTCGTGGGGTAGATGTTGATGCAGTTTATTTGTTAGCTAAAATTGCCAATCACTACACCCCAGAGAGCTTGCCAGAAAGCGAGTTCGACAGGACGTTTACAAGTATGCTTAGAAAGGACAGAGACAACAAACATGAAAATACCACCACACATTCAACGGATTACTGAAGAATACAAGGAGAAAGTTGTTGACCGTCCTGTGTTCCTAAAAAAGCCTAACGATTGGCGAGAAATCCGTTTAGCGTGTAAAAACTACCGTGAAGTTTGGCTAGAGAAAGCATCATGGAAGAAGCCTAACCAATATGGCGTAGAGGAGAAAAAGGAAAACCCACCTATCCGCCTTACTGAATTAGCAGTAGCGGAAGGGATGGAAGAAATCCTCTATATCATCAATCTTCCTAATGACCGTGTGGCTATTTATGACCCAGATAAAGGTTACTACCACAAAGACCCTAGTTTCGCTTATCGTGTCATCAGACTGCTAGAGCCTAACTTTAATGAAACCAAGGCTAAAAACGTTCTATTCATGCTTGCATCGACTACCAGAGTAAACCAACGAGAAGATTTCTCTTGTAACTTTGCCGTCGGTGAGTTTGAAGAACCTAATCGTTTTATCCTTGTTAAGAATGGTATCTACGATAAGAAAGAACGCATCTTAAAACCATTTACGCATGAGTTTGTGGCTTTTTCAACAATCGCTACCTCTTATGACCAATTCGCAGAATCACCAACCATTGACGGTTGGAATGTAGATGATTGGTTACTAGACCTCATGAGTGGTGATAAAGACCTTGTAAAACTTATCTGGCAAGTCATTTCTGCCAGCCTAAACGGGAATTACTCTTACCGAAAATCTATCTGGTTTGTCGGTGAGGGTAATGACGGTAAGGGAACAGTACAACAACTCATTACCAATCTTGTCGGAATTAAAAACATTGCCAGTCTGAAACTCAATCAATTTTCAGAACGTTTCTCATTGTCTATGATCGAGGGAAAAACGGTAATTATCGGTGATGATGTTCAAGCTGGTGTCTATGTGGATGAATCTTCTAACTTCAACTCAGTTGTCACTGGTGAACCAGTATTGGTCGAGGAAAAAAATAAGCAACCATATACCACTGTCTTCAAAAAAACAGTGATTCAATCAACTAACGAATTGCCACGTTTTAAGAATAAAACAAACGGAACATACCGACGTTTCGTGATTATCCCATTCAAAAAATCTTTCAGTGCAAAAGATGATAATTGGGCAATTAAAGACGATTACATTAATCGCAAGGAAGTTTTGGAATACGTCCTAAAAAAAGCGCTGGAAATGTCATTTACTAGATTTGATGAACCGCAAGCATCTATTGAAGCCTTGGAAGATTTCAAGGAAAGTAACGACACGGTTAAATCATTCGTAGTTGAATGGTTCAATAAATTCGAATCTACTCGGCTGCCCTCAAGATTTCTGTGGTGGTTGTATCAAGAATGGTGCAAGGAAGAAGGCGTTACTAAATTAACAAAACGCAAGTTTGAAAATCAATTAGCTAAAGTAGTGCCTTCCGAATGGGTTAAAAAACGTTCGAAACCGGGTAAAGGCTTTATCCCTTCGGTTGATGTTCCGAAACATTATTACACATTCTCTTGGTCGGATGAAGAACGGGATACAGCTACAGTGTGCTATGAAAAAGTTACCGTTACCGTTTAGGTTACCGTAAAAATCGATATACGGTAACCCTCACAAACCCTTTAACGATACCGTTTTTCTCTACTTAGTTACCTTGTTACCTTATTTATATATTGAAATAATAAATAAATAAATAAATAAAGTATATATAAGTAGAGCTTATAACGGTAACGGTAACGAATTAGCAAAAAAACAGTCAAAACCGTTGATATCATTGGGTTTTTGACGGTTACTGTTCTAAAAATAAGAAAGGTAACGATTTGGTGAGTTCTGAACATAGTATTCAAAACCAAATCCGAGTGGAATTATCGAAAGCTGGGTACATGGTATTTCGGATTAACGTTGGCAAGGTCAGAATGGCAGACGGACGTTGGTTCGATACGGGAGCACCGAAAGGTTTTTGTGACCTATTCGGATTTAGACCAGACGGACAGATATTTTTCATCGAGGTTAAAAATGAAAAAGGTCGTGTGAGAGACGACCAACAGAAATTTATGGATGCCATGCGAAAACGAGGGGCACTCGTAGGTGTGGCAAGGAGTGTTAAGGAGGCTATGGATATAGTCGATG